AAATATCTTTAGCCCACTTCTTAGGGTCTTTGGGTTTCTTCCATTCTTCCATCAACTCTAACAATCTTGCTTTTAAGTCGCCTCTACCTTTCCTCGTCATTTTCAATTATCTCCGGTGCTTTAACATTAATACCAATCACAGATGGTTTATCAGACTCATCAGGATTATCAAGTAAGCCAGATGCCTTGGCTAATAACCTTAATGTCTGTACCTTGTCCCAAAACTCAATCGCAATCATACCATCTTTGTCAATCTTGATCGACTTAATACTTTGTAATGCATGTTCTGGAATATCTTTACTTGCTTTAACTTGTACATTGCCATCTTGGTCCCACTCCATCACATCGGTGATTTTAGTGTTGGCCATACAAAGAAGGCTGTACGCGACAGCCTCTCTGTTTGCGGCAATAGTTGTACTACGCTCCAAATTTCTTTGCAGCTGTTTAACACCACCGTATCCCGCTAAAGACGGGATAGGTTTGTTTTTGTTTTTAGTCTCACTCATCAGAAGGGTAAATCGTCTTCGATGTCTTCCACAGACGTATTCGCTGACTGCGAATTTTGTACTGCCCCTTGACCAGCGTTGGTGTTCGCCACAAGATTACCAATTCTGACGCCGAAATATGCTGTGCCATCTCGCTGACTTTTATTGCTATACATATCGAGATAGTATTCATTACCGTCAGGCAATAAAATCTTGCCACGGTAGTCTGCGTGCCAATCTTCGGTCTTGCGGTCATTCTTAAATGCTGAGCCGGTACCGGGTTTACGTTCATACTTCTTTTCTTCAGCCATAGTTTTCTCCTTAATAAAATCTGACTTTATCTTGTTTTGATCTTTTATAATTATAAATCTCCTCGATCAAAATAATGTATTGTCTATTGTTAGTACAGTCTTGCAACTTAACAGACTGAAATGATAGTTTCTGTAAAAATTCTGCATGATTATAATCTGGATGTTGGAATAATTCTAGCATAGCTCTAACAAATGAACGGCGTTTATAGCCATCATAGTATTCACGAACCATTAAAATTTTCTCAGCATTACGGCATGCAAGATCATAATCTCTAATTTTGAATGTACCTTCTTTAAAATGTCTATTCTGAGTACCATCACTTGCCATTGTATTGCTTAACAAGGCTTTAATTTCATCATGACCAAAACCATATTCTTCTTTAAATAATTTGTATTTAATATAATCTGGTTTACCTAGCATACAATAACCATCAAGATAGTCATCAGCTGTCCAGTTTTTAAGATTAGTGTTAAGTCGATGCACATCTGGTAGCTGCAGTCCCTTAACCTTAATAAAATAAACCGGCTTATCTAATAGTTTTGCTGCTTCATATCGATGTTGTCCATCAATAATCTGATAGCGTTCATTTACAATAATAGGAACTGTAATATACTTTTCTGCAATAGACTCAGTCAGTCTGCGCAAATGTAATGAGTTTACATTCCTATTACCGTCAATAGGTCCAAACAAATCGTAATCATTGGTCTTAAAGACTTGATTAATTGATTCCATATTTAATCTCCTAAAGATTTTCATATATATCCACAACGGCACTACCGCCGTCAACCTGTTCACCGCGGACAATTTCAATGTAATCAATCTGCTCGTCATCATCATACATGCCGGCTTTCATGAGCGCATCGAGGATTGCCTTAAGTGTATTATCGAGATCAAAACGTCTTTTGGATCTTGGATGTATTACAATACTTAATCCTATACGTTTGTCCTCGAATCCTTCATGTCTTTGATTCTTTACAATAGCGTAAACTTCTTCAGTAAACTCACGACCCGCTTTACTAATAAACCTTCTATGACCATTGGCGCGCCAGTAAGTGTTCACGCTTGGTGGATAAGGTAGGGTCAAAGTTACTGTAGGAATCATAGACGATTTAATCTTTGATTTAAGTCTTTAGTTAAGTAAGACTTGATTGCATCATTAATAATGCTTGCTTTTGTCTTCTCTTGTTCTTTTGCTGCTTTACCTAATAGCTCAACACTTTGTGGTGTTAATCTAACTAAGAATGGTTTTAGATCACTCACGTTAATCTCCTTTATATTTATTTTGAACTTTGAACTTATGTTTAGGAATACGCTTTTCTTTTGGATATCCGAACTTATCTTCTTTGGCTGCTTTCACTGTCTTTAAATAAATAGATGCACTCACAGCCTTTGACTCATCGTAACTTAAAAATCCTTTGGACATTTGCCAGTAACCATCCGGGCGAGTAAACTTCCATGGCATCGGTTCCCCTTTGTTAAACAGTTTACAGATCGTGCGATAGAATTCTTTTAATGTCATAAGTTCAGTATATCTTATAGTTATCTTATGTCAATAACTTGACTTAAAAAAAAATATCTATAGAATAATTAGTACGGGGCCATTGCCCAGCCCACCCGTATGTTGATAGCGACAAAGGGTATAAACGAGCTTAACAACTGTGCTACTCATCAAACAGGTAGTGTGAAATGTTGGTAGAGGCCTGATAATCTCTATATGCGGATAAACGAGAGCTATCGTACTTTACGTACTTAATTGTACGGGCTAGGTTTCGATCTCAATCTCACAACAAGGACGGTTACCCTTATGAACACCAGCAAGTCTCCATGCGTCAATCTCTGTCGGTATATAGAAATAGAAGGATTTGATGCACCACTCTGCTCCGGGTGCGGTCGCACCTATGATGACCTCGAGCATTGGACAACCTTATCATCAGAAGAACGTATGATCCGTGCTAGGGTTGCTAAAGCTAATCTGAAAAAGCTGTCAAAAATTTGAGTGAGACCCGTGTAGGTGTACGGTTGGGGGGGGAGGGGGAAAGGTCGCTGTTTTTTACATGTTTTAAGCTAAACGGGCGTTTAGCCTGTGTAATATCTTAGGCTTTTGCCTTGCAATAGATAGGCTTCGAGCTTGTCTAAGGGGTGGCCATCATTGATAAGCGCTTCGAGGCGCTGAGATTCTCTCTCATTTGAAACATAGGATTTCAACCTAGTTAATACATGACTATTAATCATTCCAGTTTGTTTATCCTCTGAATGCATATTCTTATTAGTTATATCATTGTTATTGTTTATTCTTTTCTGAGCATATAACGCTTTTATTTCATCCCTTGTATGTGCTTCTCTCGGTTCCCCCGCGATTTGCTCGGCTTCTCGATCGGTTATGTTTTCATCATAGATAATACGCTTAGTCTTACCTTTTATGTTCGCGTGATAGCTCGGGAATTGTTTAATAAAGCCTAAGGCTTCAAGCTTCTTAATCTGCCTATGTATCGATGCTTGACTAATCCCTAGATCATTGCCCATGCGCGCTAAGCTTACATAAGTAAAACCCGCCTTATTGCAATAAGAAGCCAGTAAACATAAGGCCCGCAATGATGCATAGGTTAATCTTTTGTCAATCACTGCGCGCAGCGGCACCACGCAGAAGCGTCTTTGGTCTGGTTGTATCACCTTTTCTTTGATCTTTGGTTTCTTTGGCAGTTTATAGTCCATACCTCTATTTTATCATTCAATAAAAAAATATTTGTATATCCTGACCTTTTTTGATATAGTCCGTCTTAGAGTATGTAACACATTATTAACAACCATAAAGGAACTAATAAAATGAAAACATTAAACACTAAAAACCTTCAAGAAATAAACGCATTACTTCAAACTATTAACATCAAAGACCATGTTGCTTATAGTCAATATAGAAATATTGATTCAAACAAAGATTTTACCCCTAAAGAAAAATATAACTATCTATGGGGTAAACATTGTAATTTCGAATATTATGTTTTAATAATTGAGCTATATGAGAAATTCGGTATGATTTACGAAAACGAGGAATATTTCTTTAAACATGTTTTACCTACCAAAGAATTTTATATTTTAATGGCAGAACGATCAAAACAAGACTGGTTAGATAGCATTAAGGCATTATCAAGCATAACTGATGAGGCTTAAATAGCCGAAACCGCAGTGATGCGGTCTTATGCAATAACTTATTAACCATATAGGAACTAAGACAATGAAAACATTAAAAGTTACCATTAAAAGTAATTACGGCAATGAAGCAATATATCCAGATTGTGATCAATCTAAGTTATTTGCTAAGCTTGCCAATACCCGCACCTTAACGCCAGAAGCAATTAGAACGATTAAAGCTTTAGGCTATAACTTCAAGATTAACAACTCGATAACCCTATAAGGAGCTGAGACAATGAGAAAAGTAACTAAATTAATAGCAGAAGCATTCAAAGACTACAAAAAACTAACTATTGGCAACACCATGACCGACGGTCAAAGTGTTTTCTTACACGGCAACCGCATTGCATGGCGCGAAGACGGCACGCTATATATTTCAATGTGTGGCTGGCCTACCGTAACCACACGCGAACGCTTAGACGGCATTCTAGACGCTTATGATTGCACAATAAGAATCTGCCAAAGAAAAGGGGAACAAGGCTTTACCTCTATTCATCCAGAATTTGCTCATCTTTACGGTGATAAGAATTTTCAAGCCATTAGCCCAAGTGCTACCTATCCAATCTGTGACACTTTATAAGGGGGTTATCATGAAAATTAAATATGTACCAGAAACAAAAAGAGAAAAGCTTATACATCAAATTATTAAGTTAGAGCCTTCTTATCGGTTTACTGATTGGATTAATAATCTTGATGATGATGAATTAAGTGATCAATTAAATGAATTAAGGGGGGTGTAATTATGAATAAATACATTATTACAGGACGAGTAACTAGAACCATTGAGGGTTTCGAATCACCTCAAGAAGCTAAAAAAGAATTTATTAATTTAATAGGTCATGATGAAGATATTATGATTTTTAATGAAAATGGGGAGGAAGTTGAATCATGAATATATTTTATAAACACTATCAAAAGCGCGGCGGTACCATTTGGCAATGGCTCGGCGAACTTAATAAACTAGGCCGCCGTGAATTGCTTAATGATTTTATTAAAAACTGTAAGCATCGAGGCGACCGCAAATTAACAAAGTTTCATGAGCGTTTATTAAACATTAGCGAATCATTAAACGATTAGTGTTACCTCTGAGCGTCTCACGGGGCGCTCAGTGATTAACATTAGTTAATCGTTTATTAACCATATAGGAACTAATATCATGACTATTAATATTTTAGAACTAGATCAAGTTTATAACATTGCAGACAAGGTTTATTTTGACGTTATCAATAAATTAAACATTTATGATAAATGCGTTCAAGATGACCCTAGCACTGACGGAACCATGAATACTCGATTCGGAACTGAGCTTTATTATTCTATTGAGGATTCAATTAAGAGCGCCATAGACTATCAGGGGGAGGAAAATTAATTATGAGCTTATATATATTAATTGCGCTAGGCTGTATTCTAGGCCTAGCGTGGCTTTTATTACTTGCCTTGATCATAAGGCGCATTAATCAACCCTTTAACCCTAAGCATGAACGCATGGCCTTAGATGATTATCTATGCAAAGCAACGCATGAAAGGGGCTTAAAATGAATTATATAATCTATCTCAGAGTATCAACGGATGAGCAAAAGCGAAGCGGGCTAGGCATTGAGGCACAGCGTGCTTTGTGCCTTAATCATATAAAACAGCATGAAGGTAAACTGAGCGCAGAATTTATTGATTATGAATCTGGGCGCAAAGTCAATGAGCAAGCGAGGCCAAATTTACATATTGCCTTGCAGTTACTTAAAGTAACGCCTGACTGTAAGCTTTTATTAGCGAAAACGGATAGGCTTGCACGTGATCTGCATTTTATCTCGGGCTTGCTGAAGGAAAACATCCCGATCATTGTGGCCGGCCATGAAGGCATGACTAAGCTAGAGTGGCACATGCACGCCATGATTGCTGAGCATG